TTATAACCACAGAACTTTAGACTTTACACCTGAGTTTCGAGCTCGTCAAGATTTTGAAAATGTAATAAATAATTGCGTTAACTCTTTTGCAGAGTTAAAGAACCTTATATTAGGAGAAACAGTTGATCAGCAAATTGTTGAAGATCTTTATGTGATGTTATCACCTGCTGCTGCATCGTTTGAAACACTAGAATATTTTAAGCATATAATGTCCAAGTTAATAAATTCAGCACAAAGAATTTTTAGTAACTTTAATATAATTAAAAATTATGACTCATCTAAATCTAATGCAAAATCAAACCCTGCGAATGCTGGAGGGTTTTTACGGGACTCTTATAATTTAAAGACAGAAACAGGAATAGTGGCAGACTCGTTCTCTTCTACAACTCTTTTAGCTGATTTTGAAAGGCCTTCTCCTTTTGGGCATATAATGTCAATTTTAGATTTTAATGACAATATTTATCTCCTACCAGATACTCAAACAAATTTTCCAGATGTATCAAGTTTAGCAGATGTTAGAAACCTTCCGCTAATAGAGCCCGACAGGTTTATTTCAGCGCCAGATAGTTTTTTTCCTATAGAGAGTGATTTTTCTGTTCCTTCAGAGTGGGACATATTAGATTTAGAAGAGGAAGACCGCACACCTCCTAGTCAGCGTTTTGGATTTATGGCAGAACAGCAATATACTCGTCTGCCGTTTACGGTTCAGTCACCAATAGTAGAAATATCTACAAAAAATGATTTTAATAATATGAATATGATACAAAGAAATAATTTAGAATTAAAAATTAATCTTTTGAGAGATTTTAATTCTTTAAATACAGGCATTATTAATAAGGAGCCTGCATTTTTTGAATTGATGTCGAAGAAAAAATTTGGAATTTCATTATTTACTAGTGAGACAAGTATAAACAATTTAGGTTTGATTGATGATAATCAAATATTCAATTGGTTAGAAAATATAATACCGGATTCAACAAGAGATTTTAGAGTCTCAATCTATGAATCAGCATACAAGGGCAAGGATAAAAAACATTTTTTTGAAATGAACGAAGAAATTTATAAAACACTAACAACATCTAGAGAGCATCTCGGAAATATATATGACCATTTGCAAAATTTAATTTTATCAAATACAATAACGTCATATATAACACAGACAACAATGAATCAGAAAGATAAATATCTTGGGATTCCTAGTAGAGCACTAAACAACACAGTAGAAAAATACACCAACTGCTATAAAAGAGAAGAAAGTGCTATAAATGTGTTGTGCCCGGGTATACCTAAGATAGCTTATAATCCCGCTCCTTTTACAAGGGTGAAGATCTCTACAAGAGATAGGAAAAGTTTTATTTTTGCAAAATTAGACCAAACAAAAGAGAAAAAAGATGCAATAATGCCTGTTAACAATGGGTATTTTTTGGAGATTTAAAGTATGAGAGATCCATGCGAAGGCTTAGTACCAGAAGAAGAAGTTGAGGATGATTCCACCGGCACCGGCGATGATGTTATACCTACGGTAACACTACCGCAAGGAGAACTAATATTTCCAGAGTTTGACTCGACTTTAGACGGCCCCTATCAGAGAACAATCAGGGGCGGTATGAGCAGGATCAACACAGTCATTCCCCAACAGTATGTATATTATCCTAATTACCAGGATGAGTTGCGTGTTCCTGCGGATGCAACTTCGCCTAGTTTTGTTACTATACCTCTTGGAGAGGATGGGATGTCTGAAAGGTTGATAGATACTTTTAGATATTGTTCAGGAAAAGTTACGGCAATATATCTCAATAGTTCCCGAGACACTACAACTTATGAGCAGGGCGGCTTTAACTATAATGAAAGTGTGCCATTTAATACACGAATTAGACCAACAACAAGAAACGAAAATTCTTTTGTAAATCAAGTTAAGTGTGTGTTTCGAAAAGCAAATCAGTTTGATGAGGAAATACTTGGAAATTTTCTGGCTCAGCAATTAAATGAAGAATGGAGGAACTCAAGCAGCTATTATTCAAATCTAGTGCCAAATGAATCTCTAATATTTGTAGATACACAATTTGAATGCCCCGCTGCATTTTTTACAAAAGAAATACAACAAGTTGATATTCCAATTCACGATGTTGCCAGTGTTACTACTGAAATACCGAGAGAATACGCCCAAGAAGGGGAAGGTTCTTTGTTTCTTGGAGAAACAGACGAAGAAACTGGTATTATTAATATAACAGAAGTGGTAAATCCAGATATTATTGCACTAAATAAAAGAGGTTTATATAGAGAATATGCTAGACAATACTATGTCCAGGCTGCATATCTAGATTGTCCAGACGATTCAGTAGTAGAAAAATTTCCAGCTTCTCAAGTAAATCAAATTTCTGAAATAAATAGCATTGTTACTGATCCATTAGGGGAACATTCTTTTAAACGTCATGTCGAAGAAATTATAAGTCTTCATACGAAAGTTTCATTTAATATGAGACACAGTAGTCCCCTTGCAGAAGAAATACAAAAATTCAAACTAGACACTATTTTATTAGATATTTTTGATAAAAACTCTCCCTCAACTGAGTCTTACTATGCGCAAGTATTAGATGAAAGAATACAACAATATACGGGCGTTAGTATGAATGATAAATATTCTATGGGCACTAGGCCGAATACAATTGAGAGCCCTTTTATTAAAATAAACACTTTTCTACGAGCCGGAAATGAGCAGTTTGAGCATCCATTAAAGTATGAGTTTCCATTATTATACGATGATGCACTGGAAGTCCAATACGATAATGTGCAGAGCTACAGAGCATCCCTAGTCTTCAGAAATAGTCTATTTAAAAACTTTCTCAGAGAATATTTGGTAGGAAAAGAAAGAACATTCAAAAAGATTATGGAAGAGGAAAGTTCACATTCTGAAGTATTAGCTTACAGAGTCCAAAAACTAAACGCGACCACTGGTAGCGAAATACAAAACTTTTATTTTTTTAATTCTCAAAATGTAGACATAATGGAGTTTTTAGACACACAAGTTGTGTATGGAGAAAAATACACTTATAATATATATACGATTAATTTTGTCATAGGATCGCTTTATAATTATAAAAACACACGACTGCAGAATGTGTACCGGGCAGATGAACCAGACGGCCAAGGTGGGTTTAATAGATTTGAGCCTAGGTTACACTTGGATTTTGAAGTGGAGTGCACAAATCATATAAGATTGATAGAAGCCCCATACTACAGTCAGGATTTATTAGTTGCAGATAGGCCACCAATTCCGCCGGATGTACAATTCTTGCCATTTGGCCCATCAGTTGATAATTTATTTGAAATATTATTTAGACCACAAAGAGGAGACTTTCACGAAGAGCCCGTCCCAGTCTTGCCAGAGGATTACGAAATAATAGAAAAAATGAGAGAAGTTCAAAACGTAAGAGTTCCTCAAATAAGTAGGGACGATTATGAAGGACCTCTAGTGGATTCAGAATCTTTAATACATTATAGATCGGATACAATACCAACTCATTATCAAATAATTTATTTAAGAGAGCCACCACAATCAATATCTGATTTTGTTAATGGCGCACTGTTTGAAACAAGGAGCGAATTTCCAACAATTACTGCAGTAGTCGAACCGAACCAAGAATATTATATGATTTTTAGGACAAGAGATAGAGCTGGAATATCTAACCCAAGTCTGGTTTACAAAGCAGCAATATACAGTTATGCTAATGGAGTTTATCCTTTATTTGAAGTATATGATATGGGACAAGAATATGAAGCACAAAGAATGACATTTGAAAGGTTAATTTCAATCGAGCCGGCTTCTGAACAGGTTGCGTTTAATTTTGAAAATGCTCAAGATGAAAATGGTGATTTAAACTTGGAGACAGCCCCAGATATTTCTAATGTTAATATGGGTTTGGTTGATCCCGAAGATTCAGTCTGGGGTAGAAAGTATAAATTAAGAATAACATCAAATACAACAGGAAGGCAATTGGATGTAAATTTTAGATTTACAAGATTAAGACAACGAAGATTTGAATCTCCAGATTTAGGTCAAAGAATAGAGCTGCAAGAATGTGACGGTCGCACAAGCAGGAGATTAAGAAGAACTAGTCAAAACCGACAAGCATCGGAAAATCGGCTTGGAAGGCAACTTCCAAGTCAAGTAAACCTCCGCCTCGGCGGCGATGCTATACTTGATTACGTAAGGCAGGGCACCGTACTGGGGAGTGTTGTAAATCTTGAAAACAATTCTCCGGATCAAGAGCCTCCAGAGATAGATCTAAGAAATTTGCCGCCAATCCCGCGGGAACCTGGGCCACCATTGCCACCTCTTCCAGACGGCCCTTCGACGCCAGCCGGTGGTCGCACTCCACCGCGTAACCCGCCAAATCGACCTCAGGTTCCAAATGCGCCTGGGACACCACAAGGTCCACCAGTTCCAAATCCACCACCACGCGGACCTGGAATGGGAGGAGGAGGAGGCTATGGTTGAATATATAGCTTTAAAAAATACTAGCTTAATAGCAAATTGTAATTTAAATAAAAAGAATTATTCTTTTGTAAAATACTATTTATTATTGATTTTATATGCTAAAGGAGAAATAGAATGGCATTTTTAGACAATTCAGGTGATATTATATTAGATGCAGTTTTGACTGATCTAGGAAGAAAAAGAATGGCTAACGGAACTTTTAGGATTGCAAAGTTTGCTTTAGGTGACGAAGAAATAAATTATGCCCTTTTTGACTCTAGTGACGCAAGAGGTTCTGCATTTTATGATCTGGAGATATTGCAGTCCCCAATACTAGAAGCGTTAACAGCAGATCAATCAATGATGAAGTCTAAATTAATAACGTTACCATTAGATAACATATTGTACATGCCAGTATTTAAGATTAATGATACTTATGACGCTTGCCGTCCACATAGCACATTTGGAGGCTTTATCGTAACGGCAGATAATAGAACATATAACATGGATGGCCGAGCAGCCGGATTAAATGTAAACCCAACACCAGGAGTAATATGGGGTACCCGAGGTAATAGTAGTACGGTAACTAATCATATATGTATCGATCAGGGTATCAATACTGACCAAGCCGGTTCTGTAGCTGAACCAATGCCAATAAGTTTGCTAGAGACAACATATATTATAAGGCTAGACACAAGATTTTTAGTTTTAGATGCTCACGTACAATCTAGGCCGCAAGCAGACGGTAATAACTTGGGCCCGGGTCCGGTACCAGTTGCAGAACAATTTATAGATGACGATGCAATAGCTACTTATTATTTATCAAATGCCGATGGCCTCCAATCAGCAGTAACAGATGGCAACTTTGACCCACGCTCGCGTCAAGATTTGCTTGATAACGGCCCTGGAATGGACCAGGAAGAATTAGATGATCTTACCGTTCACGAAGTATTTTCAGGGCCACTAGGGAGTGTACTAAGAATAGTACCTAGAGCATCGGTAGATGTTCGTCAAGGTGACAACTTATTTACGGAATTTGGATCTTCTGGGACTAATTTCGATTTTCGTGGAGCCAGAATGAATCAATATAAATTCATTGATACTATTATAAATATAACAGGTGCAACAACAGGATTTTCATTAGATATTCCAATAAGAATTATAAAAGGTACCGATTTCGGTGCAATACCCGCATGACCATAATACATTAAGTTAGGAGAAAAAACATGGCAGACTCATTTAAACCACTGGGACAAGATAGCATCAAATCAACCAGAACCCTATTACACGAATCTATTCCAATTACAGGAGCACTGGTTTCAGGAACATACAATGCATCTGGCAACCCAGAAAGAGGAGAAAATATAAAGGTATATTCACACGGAATGTTTCAGTCAGTTTATGACTATCCTTATGTTTCTTCTTCTGCAAATCACATATTTGATATCACAGCAGGATTTAGTAGTGCAGGATCATCACTATCCGGATCAGCCTTGGTGCAAAAAAATAAAAAAATCAATATCTATAATCAAATGGCTCAAGTTTTAAATGGTTATGATACTGAAAGTGTAGTGCGCCGCTTTGATGCTGACGGCGACCTCAGTGAAGGCGGTGGAACCAAGCATGATAATACATACTTTTTTAACTTTTCAAGACTCTTGGTCAAAGACGAAATAAAGAAGGGTAGCTTTTCTATGGTGTTTGGCACAAACAGTTCTTATGCTACACCGTTTGCTGATGACTCTATATTGACGGTAACGGATACTGCTGGGACATATAAAGTTAATTCACCTGCAGGTGAATATGGGATCTTAAAAGCATCTGGTGTCGCAGCCTCTGCAGAAATTATATTTACAGGAGACCCAGGTCTGAACAACACTATAACTTTAATTTCTGCCGATGGAACCTCTAGAACCTACAGCGCTAAAACCTCAGCCAACGCTGCAGCTGGTACATTTGACCACAACAATGGTCAATCAACCGCGGCATCAACACTGAGGGCAGCAATAACAAATGAGGCCGGCCATGGTGATAAATTCATTGTAGTGCACACCGACCCCGCGACCTTGACAATAACAAATGCAACTGCAGGTTCTGCAGGGAACACTGTCATTACAAGTAATCTTGCAAACACCACAATTAACGGAGCTACAAGTGGCCCATACGCTTTTCAGCGCGGAGTTACTGCCGGAAATGTAGGTCTTGTATATTATCAGGCAGGCATAAGCGTGTTAACCTCTTCAATCTTTAGTGGCTTCAATGACGGTGAAGAGCTAGTACAAATGAACTCCGCAGGACAACATTCAGAAGACCTTCTTGTTTCCTCTTCAATAGATGACATTGCAGATGCAATTAGACATAGAATCAAAAATATCTCTTTTAATAACACTACTGAATTAAACTCTACTCATTACTTCTGCAGAGTTGGGTATGGAGATTTCAACTACAGCTCTAATCCCACGTATATAGAAAACAGCAAAATAAGAGTAAAGAAGTCTGACGGTGGCGTCGGACAAGAAAGGAATAACATCCCCGTGTCTTATATAACGACCGTTGGTTTATATTCACAAGACAATGAGTTGTTAGCCGTTGCAAAACTATCAGAGCCTCTAAGAAACGATCCTACTACAGAGATGATTTTAAGAGTAAGACTGGATTACTAAAATGAGCTACAAAAGGTTTGAGCCAAAAGATATTTTATACAATACTATTGTAGCCAAGCCTGAGTTTAACTTTATCATTCACAGTGGGTCAACTTACCTCCAGAGAGAAAAATTACAATCCGGTAATTTCTCAAATAATATAAAACACATGAACAATGGAGATTTAAGTTTATATGAAATGAACATTAATCGCCCAGAAGATTCCATGATATATTCTTTTATAGAAAAAAAAAGTTCAAGATTTTCTTTTAAAAGAATATCTGATAAAGATTTTCAAGATAGAAACCAGTTTGCTTATGGGTCAGTACTTACGCAATCATACCCTCTAACAGCCTCTTTAAGCAGAATATATATACCAGAAGGGCCAGAATTTAAAACCTTCACAATGAATGCAAATGGTGAAAGAGAATATACTTCTGCTCACGTAAACAAAAAATACATTAGAGCTTTAAGGCCAGCAATCGAGTCAGTAAGTAAGCTCGGGCCTGCTTTTGAGTATGGCGATCTAGGAACAATAGCTGTAAACATGATTTCAGTACCAGCCATTTTTTATGGTACTGAAATAAGCAAAGGTAGCATAGAACTGAACTATTATCTAACAGGAACATTGGTAGCAACAGCAAAAGATATTTTTTCAGATGGTAGATTATTTCAAGTCTCCGGTGATGTAACTGGCTCTCAAGTTGGAGTTGCGATATATAATCATGGTCTAATGTTGTTGACATCTTCTGTATCTTTGCACGATACATACGAGGATACTTTTTACTCAAAAGATGCCAATTCTTCTCCTTCGTGGTTAAACTTTGGAACAGGAATTTCCCAGGTTGGAGAAAAGCTAGATCATGGTAATCCATCTGGCAGTGCTTATTTAGTAGCATATAAGGGCTTAACAAAAACACCAACCCTCACTATGTTTGCATATTCAAAAATAGGAGAACACAATTATTCTCATAATCCTACTTACCTAAGTAAATCTATTGGACCAGCTTATTCACAAACTGGTTCTCACTATATAGAAACAGAAAGAACTATCAAAAAAATAAACAAGTCACCATATGCAGACAATGAAGATGATTTTGAAAATGCAACGTATATTTCAAAAATAGGAATATATGATAGAGATAAAAATCTTATAGCAGTAGCATCTTTGGCTAACCCTGTTAAAAAAACTGAATCGAGAGAATACATGTTCAAATTAAAATTGGATATGTAAAATGCTAATAAATAAGAAAATAAACCTATTAGCAATAAAGATACAATCATTACAAGAGGAACTCCTTGCATCTCAAGATATAGTTCACCACGCAGCATCGGAAGTAGATAAGCTATTTAGAGAAAGACATCCGGAATTGTTTAAGAGTAACACAAACAGCGAAGGCAACATTAGCAAGCAGGGCCAAAACACACATAAACAGGAAAATAAAGCAAAACAACCAATTCCTCCGTCAAAAGAATCAAAAAATGTTTTTAGAAAAATAGCACTAAAAACTCATCCTGATCGGCTGCTAGACGACCCAAATGTATCTGAAAAAGAAGAAAAAATAAAACTATATCAAAAAGCCGTAAAAGCTCACGAAGAAAATGATATAATAGCATTGCATCATATTGCAGATAAGTTAGGCATAAAGCCGCCACAAGTATCAGAGCAAGATATAAAAAAAGCCGAAAATGCAATAGTAAAATTACAAAACCAAATAAAGGGTGTAGAAGAGACAGTCATTTGGCAGTGGTTTATAGCAGAAGGCAAAAGAAAAGATAATATTCTAGAAAGGTTAATGATATTAATGTATGAACAGTCAACAAAAAACGATACTAGCCCTTGACATCTCAACCTCCATCACTGGAGCCACAATCTTTAAAGATAACAAAATTGCAGAAAGTTTATATTGGGATACCAGAAATAAACGAAAATTTCCAACTTTATATGAGAAGGCGGATTTTTTACAAACAAATTTATGGACATTAAAAACAAAATATGATATAACAGATGTGTTTATAGAACAATCACTACAGTCTTTTAGAAGTGGCTTCTCGTCCGCAAAGACTCTTTCTACTCTCGCAAGATTCAATGGAATCGTATCGTGGAATTGTTATAAAGCGTTTGATGTAAAGCCAGAGATGATCGCAGCTTCATCTGCTCGAAAGTTAGCCGGAGTAGGAATTAAAAGGGGTGACAACGCAAAAGAAAAAGTTTTAAAATTTGTCATTGACAATTATCCACAAATTGCGATAGAATATACAAAGCATGGAAATCCAAAACCAGGAATGTTGGATATGTGCGATAGTATAATTATAGCGTTAGCGGGTGATAAAATTGTCAGAGAAGCTCAAACTACTTAAGAAAGCCTTAGGCCGGTGCTGGTCTAATGGTCATGAACATCTATTTACTTGCCCAAAGTGCAACCACCACAAGCGTAAGTTATCTGTAAATTTTGATAAAGATGTATTTAAGTGTTGGATTTGCGATTATTCCGGAACGAAGATTTCCCCTCTTATCCGCAAATACGCGCCAGCTTATTATGCCGATTGGCGTAGCCTTGCGGGAGAGGTAGACCTTTCTAAGTATGACACTATCTTTGCAGAACATATTCCCACCCCACCACAGATCGTCGACTTGCCAGAAAACTTTCAAACTTTAACAGGTAAAAAAACTAAGATTAAAAAGAGGGCCCTCGAATATCTATACGGCCGCGGTTTTAAAGATACAGACATATTAACCTGGAAGGTTGGCTTTTGTGATTATGGAGAGTATCAGGATAGAGTTATTGTACCCAGCTTTGACAGTGATGGTAATGTTAACTTCTTTATAGCGAGGTCATATACAGGAGACTGGATGAAGTACAAAAACCCACAAGTAAGCAAAGACATTATTTTTAATGACCTTAATATTAATTGGGAAGATGACGTGATTCTTGTAGAGGGTGCCTTTGATGCAATGAAATGTAAGAATGCCATCCCGCTTCTTGGCTCGACTTTGAGAGAAAATTCAAAACTTTTCCAAAAGATATGCGCACTCAAGCCAGATATCTACTTGGCTTTGGACGAAGACGCGAAAGGAAAAGAATTTGGGATAGCAAAAAAACTAAGAGAATATGGGATTAAAGTTATGTCTATTGATGTCAGCGGCTATTCAGACATTGGAGAGATGCCACAAGAGGTGGTGAAGCAGCGAAAACAAAATGCGGATATTGTATCCGATTTAGACTATTTACATTACAAACTTGACTTTTAGGAGACCAAAATGGAAATTACAAAAAGAAGACTAAAAGAAATCATTGCAGAAGAGATGAATCACTTAGCAGAAACAGGTGATCTTAATATGATTACCGAAGCAGAGAAGAAAGCATTCGCCATCATTCTTGAAAAGCTTACCCCAAAGCAATTGGAAGATCTCGGCCTTAAAAGAATTTAGTTGACATTCCCTGTTGGCCTTGATATAATAAGGATACTATAACCATTTACGGAGAATAAATGAGATTTGCTCATATTGCGGATACACACATCCGAAACTTAAAATACCATTTTGAGTACAGAGAGGTATTCAAACAATTATATAAATCACTAAAAGAAGAAAAGGTTGACTGCATTGTTCATTGTGGCGACATCGCACATACCAAGACACAAATATCTCCAGAGTTTGTGGATATGTGCCGAGAATTCTTTGAAAACTTGGCCGCCATTGCACCAACCTATATTATCTTAGGAAATCACGACGGCAACCTTAGAAATGACAGCAGACAAGACGCAATTAGCCCGATTGTCAAGGCTATCAACAATCCTAATTTGATCTTACTTCGGAATGCGGGAGAAACAAAAATCAATTCTCAGTTTTGCTTAAATGTTCTTTCCGTGTTTGATGAGGATAATTGGGTATCACCTACTGACCCTAATGCAATTAATATTGCTCTTTATCATGGGGCGATAGATAAATCAAAGACAGACAGCAATTGGACACTGGGCGGAGATCATAGCATTGAAATATTTGATGACTTTGATTTTGCTTTTCTTGGGGATATTCATAAAACGCAGAAGCTTGATGCAGACGGCAGAATCTGGTATGCTGGATCCACTGTCCAACAAAACTTTGGCGAGTCCTTAGACAAGGGATATTTGCTTTGGGACATTGAAGATAAAAATACCTTTACCAACCGCTTGATAACCTTTGTCAACCCGAAGCCATTTGTCACAGTAAAACTTACAGAGAAAGGTAATTTGCCAAGGTCACCAATTCCACAAGGTGCCAGAGTCAGAGTTGTGTCAGAATCTAATGTCTCATTAGATAAGGTTAGAAAGGCTATAGAGGCAGTTAAATATAAACACAACCCTGAGGCAGTAACATACCTTAACAGGGCTGCAAATCAAAAAATTGACGTCCAAGCGCCCGAGGGTATTCAGAAGCAAGATCTAAGAAATTTAAAAACTCAAGAACAATTAATGGCCGAATATTTAAATGAATTTGAGGTTACCGAAGAAGTTCTAGAAAGGGTTTATGATCTAAACAAAAAGTACAACAAAGAAATAGAAGATAACGAGGAAGTACATAGAAATATAAACTGGTCACTACAGAGTCTTGAGTGGGATAATTTATTCAATTATGGAGAAGGTAACTCAATCGATTTTACAAAACTAGAAGGAATTGTGGGAATATTCGGCAAAAATTATTCCGGTAAGTCCTCTATCGTTGACACCTTATTGTATGCGATGTACAATTCAACTTCAAAGTCTATTCGCAAAAATTTAAATATTATCAATCAAAATAGAGATAGCTGCAACGCAAGAGTAACAATCAAGGTTGATGATGAAGAGTTTGTTGTGGAAAGAGAGTCTAAAAAATATACAAAAAGGCTCAAGGGAGTGGAGACTCAAGAAGCCAGCACAGACCTAGAATTTTATAAACAAGATATGATAGGCAACATTACAGGTCTTAATGGCACGTCAAGACAAGATACCGATTCAAATGTTAGAAAACATTTTGGTACAATTCAGGACTTCTTAATGACTTCCATGGCATCACAGCTTGATTCTCTTGTTTTTATAAATGAGGGCTCAACTAAGAGAAAAGAGTATTTAGCTAAATTTTTAGATTTGCAAATTTTTGATAAAAAATTTAAAATGGCAAAAGAAGAATCCGCAGCCACTAAGATAGCTCTTAAAAGGTTAGAAGGAATAGATTTTGAGGAAGAAGTTTTAAAAATAAAAAAAGATATCACAAAAAGTGAATTATCGATAGAAGCTCAGAAGGCTGTTTGTGAAACATTGACCGGAGAGTTAGAGAATTTGAATGAGGAGGTGAAGCTTCTGGCAAACAAAATAGATTCTGTTCCGGCAGAAATAATCGATCCAGTTTTAACACAGCAGGAAATTTCTACCAAAGAGCGTTTGATTTTAGAAGCATCCTCTGATCGCACAAGAGCCCAGCATGCACTAGAGGAAAACGAAAAAAAGTTTGCAAAAATAGACAGTTTTTTAAACGAGTTTGAAGTTGAATCTTATTACAACAAAAAAGAAAAAATAGATAAAAAGAAAAATGAATTATCAGCTCTAATAAAAGAGATGGAGTCTTTGTCGGAAGAAAAGTCAAGAAACAGAAGAAAGCAAGACTTGCTTTCAGAGGTTCCCTGTGGAAACCAATACCCTTCTTGTCGTTTCATAAAAGATGCACACCATGCTAGTCAATTGGTTACGATTACAGAAACAAGCATGAGAGAGAACGCAAAACAAACTAATCAACTTGGAGAAGAAATATTTAATCTTAACCCAAATCAAGTTGAGGATCATTTGAAAAAGTATGATCTTTTAATAGCAAAAAAAGCAGAAATTGCCACGCTCATTGCAACATCTAAATTGACCATCGAACGTTCTGACTCCACTTTATTTAAGGAGCAGGTAGAACTTGAATCTTTGAAAAACAGGAATGATCAATATAACCAAAACAAAGAGGCAATTGAGAACCTTAAGCAATTGTTAGGTAATCTTAAAGAGCTTGAGCAGGGATCAAAACACAAAAAGAAAGAAATAGAAGAGTGTAGAAAGCGCATTTTGCGGCTACACCAGAAGCATGGATCTTTAGAAGAAAAGCTAAAATATACAAAGTCTCAACTAAAAGAAAAGAAAGCTTTGGAAGAAGACTTTGCAGCTTATCATTTATTGATGACTTGTTGCCATCCCAACGGTGTTTCTTATGAAATTATTAAAAATAGATTGCCATTTATAAACGAAGAAATTGCAAAAATTTTAACAAACATTGTAGAATTTGAAATATTTATCACCAACAATGAAGATAAGCTTGATATTTTTATAAAACACCCAAGTCACGAACCAAGACCACTAGAGATGGGCTCAGGAGCCGAAAAGACAATTGCTTCAATGGCAATTCGTCTTGCGTTTTTATCAGTGTCGTCTTTACCGAAGTCCGATCTATTTATATTAGATGAACCCGGAACTGCTCTAGACGAAGATAATATGGAAGGTTTTGTAAGAATTTTAGAGATGATTAAAGGATACTTTAAAACAGTCATATTAATTTCGCACCTAGATAGCTTAAAAGATTGTGTTGATTTACAAATTAATATCGAAAAGAAATCTGGGTTTGCTAGTGTACAAATATAGGAGGATTTAATGGTGGCACAACTAAAGGCATTTGCTGACAAATATACAGAGAGATTTATATCAAGAAAATTTTTAGCCTGGATTACAGCAACAAGTTTATGTATCTATGGAACTGTAACTAGTTCTGATTGGGTTGCAGTCACTTTAGCATATATTGGTTCACAAGCCCTAGTTGACTTAGCAGTTCAGTGGAAACACGGACCCCGCCAATGACATGGTTAATCTTTAAAACAAGTATTAAAAAATCTTGGTCCTGGCTAAAGCATAATTGGAAAATACCTTTGGTTGTGGCTTGGTCAACACTAATATACCTCTTATCTAGAAGGAACAGCGATGCACTAAAAGAGGTTATAGAGTTGAATAAAAAAGCACACAGGGAAGAAGTCGAAATCATTAATCGCGCACACAAAGAAGAATTAATAAAGTTAACAAACCTCCAGAAGCAATATAGGGATACAATATTAAAGCTAGAAAAAGAGTTTGCAGATCAAAATAAAAAACTTTCTGCAAAACAAGCTGAAGACGTAAAACAAATTGTGATAAAATCAAAAGGTAACCCAGAAGAAATAATAAGAAAGATTGAAAATGACTTTGGAATTAAATTTAAAGAATAAAATTATAATTATTTTATTGCTTATCTGCTATCCTTGTGTAGCTTTATCGGACCCAGAATATAACGGTGTCTTAACACCGCCTGGTGAAGCGATGTACGTTACAGACCCTTCTATACTAAAAAAGCTAAATTTAGGGCCTGATAACGAACCAGTGTGGTGTTATTCTAATTTAGCTAATTCTCTAATAATATCATCTGCGGACAGAGAGAAAGAAAAGTGTGAATTAGCACTACAGCAAGAAAAGCAAAGACTACAGGTTTTGCACACCTTTGAAATAGATCAGTTAAACATCCAAATTAAAAGTTTAACTAAAAAGCACAAAGAGTTAATTTTTTTAAAAGATAAACAAATAGATAAACTTACAACTGCCGCACTCAAAAGGCCAAATGACTATTCATTGTGGTGGGCTAGTGGGGGTGTAGTGACTGGAGTATTAGCCACTTTGGCTATATTTTTTATGGTAAAATAAAATGAAAGAAAAAGATTTAAACCAAATAGCCAAGCTTGAAAAAGCTATAAAAGATAAATACGGAAAAGAAGCAATTCAAAACCCCAATAGTACCTGGACCAAAGACAAAGAACAAAAATATCTGGAAGAGCTAAAAGAATTTTATAAAAACAAAAAAACAGAAAAAGAGTTAATAAAAATAAAAGAAGACACATTTATAAAAAATAGTAAAATTACAGAAAGGCAAAAACAAATATGTAATATTTGTTCTTGCTACTCAGTGTCTCACGTAGATGATGTCTACATGACAAAGTTTAAATGTTGCTCTAAATGTTATATTCAATATATTGAAGGAAGAGAAGAAAGATGGAAATCAGGCTGGAGGCCAAACAGCTAACTATTTATTACTAGCAACTATTTACAGTAGAGGAACTATACTATGTCAGAAACTTTAGATATTCTTGATTCAATTGCCCAGGTGCTTGCCAATACATACGATGGCGCACTAGATGAAAATGGAGAGCCAATTAAGATTGGCTTGCGCCGAGAAGAAGGTAATCCTATGATTGATCATAGAATTATAGACGGCTTTGGTGCTTGCGTCTTGGGAGACAGACTCCACATTAAGTATCACGCAGAGATTCCACTGAAAGAGGTTCATTCAAATAGTTTTGAATCAGACATGGAATCTATGGTGGAGAAGGTCAAATCTTATATTCAAAAAGAATTTAAAAAAATTAAGAAACAAGCACTAACCTTGTCTGACCCTAGCGAAGTTGACGTTTTAGTAGAATACATCTCTAGAATAAGAACAAGCGTGAAGGTTCACAAGTGCTTCAAGATTGGAGGCATACCAGCAGAGCCAGAAAGAGAAATCGATCCAGAGTTTGAAAGAATGAACAAGCTCGGTGGCCTTAGATCCTAAGAAGGGATAAAATGTCCGTATCCTTAACAAAACAAGAAATTATGAAGGAAATTGTTCGTTCTGGAAAAAACCCAGAATACTTTATCCATACATATGCTAAAATTACTCATCCAATTAAAGGATTAATTCCCTTTCATTTATATCCATTTCAAAGTAAGTTGCTGGAAGACTTTGAAGATCACAGATTTAATGTTATATTGAAAGCTAGACAACTTGGCATTTCAACAATAAGTGCAGCATATGTTGCATGGATGATGATGTTTCACAGAGAAAAAAATGTTCTTGTCATAGCAACAAAATTTAGTACAGCATCAAATCTAGTAAAAAAAGTAAAAGCTATAATTAAAAACTTACCAGACTGGCTAAAGATATCAAATGTTACTATAGACAATAGAACATCGTTTGTATTATCTAATGGTTCTCAAATTAAAGCATCATCAACTTCTGGAGACGCCGGCCGTTCAGAGGCTCTATCATTGTTGGTGATTGACGAAGCCGCCCATGTTGAGGGCTTAGAAGAGTTATGGATGGGTCTTTATCCAACGCTTTCCACTGGTGGTCGCTGTATTGCTTTATCCACACCAAACGGAGTAGGCAACTGGTTTCATAAAATATACACAGAGTCTGAAAATAAAACTAATGACTTTTACAATACAAAGTTGCCCTGGGATGTTCACCCCGACAGAGATCAAGCCTGGTTTGAAAAAGAAACTAAGAATATGTCAAAAAGAGAGATTGCACAAGAATTAGAGTGTAATTTTAATATGTCAGGAGAGACGGTATTTTCCTCAGAGGATATTCATACCTATAATAGTATTGTAAAAGAGCCAAAATATAGAACTGGGTTTGATAGGAACCTGTGGATTTGGGAAGAAAGAGAGCCAGAAAATTCTTATTTAATTTCTGCAGACGTCGCCAGAGGAGATGGAAAAGATTATTCTGTTTGCCATGTTGTAAATATAGAAACTATGGAAATAGTAGCAGAATACCAAGGTAAATGTACCCCTGATATATTTTCTAGAGTGCTTTTTGATATAGGGCAAGAATATGGCAATGGTTTGCTGGTGGTAGAGAATAATTCAGTTGGCTTTGCAGTGTTGGATAAGTTGAAAGAAATGAAATACCCCAACCTTTACCATTCTATTAAGTCGAGCCATGAGTTTGTAGAAGAGTATCAAGCAGATCAAATGACCAATGCAGTAGCAGGCTTTACCACTACTTCTAAAACCAGGCCGCTGATTATAGCAAAGATGGAAGAATTCATAAGAAACAATCTAATTAAGATATATTCATCTAGACTTTTGTCTGAAATGAAAACTTTTGTTTGGAACCACGGTAGAGCAGAAGCTATGAGATCTTATAACGACGATCTAATCATGTCTTGTGCTGTAGCATGCTGGGTTAGGGATACTGCTTTGATGAAAAACCAGAAAGATTCTGAATACAATAGAGCATTTCTAGGAGCAATAACCAAAAACTCTAGCGAGCTAGATACTAGAATCAAAGGCATGATTGGTACATCAAATATAAAAATGAAAGATAATATGAGAAAACACCATAATTCTGTGGTAAACTACCCATGGCTATTTAAAGGATAAAGGTAAAACAAGTGGACAAAAAAACTAAGAACAACCCAAGAAACCCTCAAAGTATTTTGTTTAGGAGACTAACGAGACTCCTATCTGGTCCTCTAACACAATATAGAACACAGAATAACCACAGGCTCAGAAGAATAGATTTAGATAAATATGCTAACAAATTCACTTCAGCTTCTGGCAGAGATTTTAAAAAGACTGCATACAATCCGTACGACAATTTACAAAGTGCATACATGGCTTCACAGCAAAGGACAGAAAGGTATGTTGATTTTGATCAAATGGAATACACCCCAGAAATTGCATCTGCATTAGATATCTATGCAGATGAGATGACAACATATTCATCACTAACGCCAATGTTATCTGTAGAGTGTGAAAACGAAGAAATTAAGGCTATTTTAGAATCTTTGTATACGAATGTACTGAACATAGAGCACAATATGTTTGCATGGTGCAGGACAATGTGTAAGTATGGTGATTTTTTTCTTTATTTGGATATTGATGATAAGTTGGGGATAACATCAGTTATTGGTTTACCATCTAGAGAACTAGAGAGACTAGAAGGAGAAGATAAGAAGAATCCTAACTATGTTCAGTTTCAATGGAACTCTGCTGGCATGACATTTGAAAACTGGCAAATAGGCCACTTTAGGATTTTGGGTCAAGATAAATACAATCCATACGGAACTTCAGTTTTAGAGCCGGCAAGAAGAATCTGGCGCCAGCTTACTCTTATTGAAGATGCCATGATGGCTTATAGAATTGTTAGATCTCCTGAGAGAAGAGCTTTTTATATTGACGTGGGAAATATCCCACCACAAGATGTTGAGCAATATATGCAAAAAATCATGTCAACCATGAAAAGAAATCAAGTCGTCGACGCACAGACTGGAAGAGTTGACCTGAGGTACAATCCATTATCTGTAGAAGAAGATTATTTTATCCCAGTCAGAGGTCAAAGTTCAACTAAGATAGAGTCAGTGGCAGGAGGAAAATATACTGGTGATATAGAAGACGTTAAATATCTAAGAGATAAGTTATTTTCTGCGCTTAAGATTCCTGCTGCATATATTACATCTGACGGTGAGAAAGCTGTAGAAGATAAGACAACACTTGCACAAAAAGACATAAGATTTTCAAGAACAATACAAAGACTGCAAAGATCGGTAGTTAGTGAATTAGAAAAAATAGGTATAATCCACTTATACACACTTGGTTACCGAGAAGAAGATTTAGTTAGTTTTCATTGCAAATTAAATAATCCATCAAAAATAGCGGAAATGCAAGAATTAGAATATTGGAAAACTAAGTTCGATATTGTCGGAGCAGCAACCGAAGGTTTCTTTTCAAAGCAGTGGTTGGCATCAACACTATTCGGAATGTCAGATGAAGAGTTCTTAAGAAACAGAAGAGAAATGTTTTATGATAAGAGATATGAAGCAGCACTTGAAGTTGCCGGAGAGTCAGAACAGGCGGATCAAACAGCCGGTCTAAATGCTGGCCCAACTGATATGGGACTTGGTGGGGACCTTGGCACTCCTGGTGGGGTAGGAACTGTGGGCGCAGAACCAGAACTTGGCGCGCCAACACCCGATGCTGCTGCCACACCTGGCGCCACACCTCCAGCTGGAGACTCTCCCGACGCGGGCGGCGCCCCAGAAGAGGGAGACTTATTAGCAGCACCCCCGGGAAAAAGAGAGGATAAAAAGGGCAGAACCACTACAAGTAAATCTCACGGATGGTATGAACCAAGAAGTCTATTCGCTGGAGGCGATCGCAGAAAAACCTCGGGACCTAGAAAGAAAAACATGAACCGCGCCGCTAGCCCTGAGGTTGGGACCACAAGAAAGACAATACCGGGTTATGAAGAATTGTCACAGCTAGCTAAAGGAACCAGTATTTATGAGGGTTCAGAGACTATTTACAAAGTAGAGGAAAACAAAATTCTTAAAGAACAAAAAGAATTAGATGCGCTTTTTGAAAGTCTAAACAATAGGAGAACCAAAGATGAGACTGAAACATAATAAGAAAAGAAACACGGCACTTGTTTATGAGATATTAATCAGAGAGTTAACAGAATCTGTGGTTAAAAAAAATAAAAACAAGCAAAACAAAATAGTCTCAATCATAAAGGAACATTTTAAAAAAGATTCAACATTAAAAGAAGAACTAGAGTTATACAGATCGATATACGAAACCAGAGATCTAGAAAAGAAGCTTGCAGAAAAAATAATGGTAGAGGTTAAAGAGAGGCACGAAAATTTAGATAAGAAAAAATTATTTCAAGAACAGTCAGCTTTGATTAACAAAATAAACAGAACACTTTCTAATAAAGTTTATAACAACTTTGTACCAAATTATAAAACTATAGCATCTGTTTACTCTATTTTTCAAGATGCTTTACCTGTAAAAGATAGAGTCTTACTAGAAGAGAACATTGTAAATCAAATGTCCTCATCAATCGAGGGCCATCAAGAAGATATTCAAATACCTATTGATTCTCTGACATATAAAACCTTTGTCAATAAATTCAATGAAGAATATTCAGATTCTTTATCAGAGGGGCAAAAGGAACTATTAGGCCGCTATGTTTCATCCTATTCTGATAACCAAGTTGAGTTAAAAGTTTATTTAAATGAAGAAATCGGAAGATTAAAAAAAGAGTTCTTATCAACAATAAGTGACCCTACATTAGAAGATGTTTTTAAAAATAGGCTTGAGAAAATTTATAACATACTAGATGAAACAAAAAACAAGCAAATTGATATAGAGACTTTGGAAATAGTTTTAAATGCGCAGCAAGTGATAAGTGATTTAGAAAAATGACAATAGATGTTAAAATAAAATTAGACCCGAGAGTAGAACTTAAGGCTAGAAGAATGCTTGATGGGAATATTATGATATTAGATCATGAAGATATAGATATTGTTTTGATGGTCGAGAAAGGCAAATGCATAACTTTTCCAAAAAATGAAATGTCTGATAAAGTCTACGCTTCTCAAGATAGAATGTTTCGATTTTTAACGAAAAAAGGATTAGTAAAACAATCTACAATTCAAGGGTCTAATGTTTTTGGTTCAATGGAAGCAGAAATGCTAGAGGTAAAAATACCAGGAATAGATAGAGAGCAAGCTTTTTTGTATTCTATATATGAATATCTAAAGAAAGAGGCTCCGTACTTTAGAATAAATAATGAGTTTGAAGAAGATCGCTTAGATGCATTACTGACACCTAGCGATGAAGATTCTACAGAACTGGGGGATGTACCACAATCAGATAGAAAAGGAAGCCAACATAAACAAATCGGTCCCTACGGCTTTCAGTATAATTATTCTCTTGTTAGAGAAGGGAATGAAAGTGAGGATTCGTGACGTTTATCTGGTTTTGCCTTATTTCGTATGGCCTTACACAAATACTAGTATACGGAAAAATATTCGACCGCATACGCCCAAAGGAAGGAAAGTTAGGGCAATTGCTTAGTTGCCCAATGTGCACCGGCTTTTGGGTTGGTATATTTTTATGGTTCGTAAGACATCAAACTGAACTATTTACTTTTGATGATTCTTTTGTCACAGCTTTACTGCTGGGGTTTGCTTCATCTGCGGCAGCATATGTTGGAAACATGACATTTGGAGATCACGGGATAAAGATGGAAAAAAAGATTATTTTAGAATAGGAGCGTACAAATGAGACCAATAACAAAAATTCGATGGATGATCCGCCCTGTAGCTAATTGCTGTAAAGGATCGTAAGTGAAGCGGGTGGCCCCCGCAAGTAGAGGTATATATGAAACTTATAAGAGAATATTTTGAGCTATGTGAAGGTGGCATTTGCAAAGACTTGCTAACAGAAGCAGAGAAAGACTACGTTAAAAATGGTGGTATTATTCTAACCGGTCTGATGCAAGAAGCTGAAAAGCAAAATGGCAACGGCCGCATATACGAATTAAGTACACTAAAAAGAGAAATAGAAAGATACTCAACGATAGTCGAAGCTGGAAGAGCACTAGGAGAGCTAGATCACCCAGAATCAAGTGTTGTCGAATTGAAGAGTGTTTCCCATACCGTAACCAAGATTTGGATGGAAGGAAACAAGGTGATGGGCAAAATTAGGGTTTTGCAAGAAACGCCTATGGGTAAAATACTGGCAGGTCTCGTAAAAGAAGGAATACCTTTGGGCATCTCTTCGAGAGGCACAGGGTCAGTCAGAGAATCAAATGGAGTCACCATGGTGGAAGACGATTTCCAGTTGATTTGTTTTGACATGGTTTCTGATCCATCTACTGCCGGCGCATTCATGATGACAGAGGCAAAGGATCCAAAAAATTTAAATAATAATTTAATAACAACAATGGACAATATGATACATAGGTTTGGTCAAAAATGAAGAGATCGCAACTAAAGATGATAGTAAAAGAGTGCGTTAAAGAAATACTCTTCGAAGAGGGCGTGCTGTCTTCACTGGTCGCAGAAGTTGCAGTGGGTATAACAAAAGCAAATATGACACTGACAGAACAGCCTACAGTCTCAAAAGCAAATTTTAAAGAATCGCAACAAAAGCTAGCTGAAGAACAAGAGGCTCAGCGCAAAGAAAAAATTATGGAAACTAAAAAAAAGATGGTTGAAGCAATGGGGGACAGAATGTCAAATGTTTTTGAAGGAACAGAGCCTTTAAGATCAGCAGGGTCCCCAGATGCCGGACCTAGCACATCGCCACTGTCAGGCTTAGACCCTAAAGACGCCGGCGTAGATATAGCAGGATTATTTAGCGTTGCTGGAAAGAAGTGGAACGCACTAAAGTAAAGGATTGAAATGAGCAGAGGAAAGCCATGTCATGTAGAAGTAATTATACATGATCAAAACCAAGTAGAGAGAATGATCAAGAAGTTTACCAGAAAATGTAAAAAGTCTGGTCTCTTTGATGAGTTGAAGGAGAGAAGGTATTTCAAAAAGAAATCTCAAAAATTGAAAGAAAAAAGAGAAAATAAAAGAAAGAAATCTCAAAAATCAACACAAAAATATAAAGATAAATTTAATAATGAATATAAATAATATAGGAGAAAGGTAAATGTCAGATTTTCATAGACACGCAGCATGGGGTAGAGTTAGGCGCCCAAAGAATATATTAGGAGCTGACGGATTCGTAGCCACAGGAGCTAACAACGTACCTGGCATATCTTCCATCAAGATTGGTCTTGGCGGTACCGCACCCGTAAATGATCTAACAGGTGACATTGCCGGAGCTGCATTGAACACATCTACAGGTGTGGTAACATTAACAGTTGGTGGTAATGAGCTTGATGATGCTGTAGTGGGAGAATCAGTGATCACTAGAAACTTTCACCCAGCTATTGATGGAAGATTGCTGCCTATCACTGCCGAGGACGACGCCGCCAATACAATATCATTTAAGCTTCCACCTGACGGTCTTTCTCAAAATGTTATAAACTCTTTGACGCTATTCCCGAGAGGAACAGTTACCCGACAAACTGTCCAGGGGAGCAAAACTGAAAATGCAAGATATCTTCATCTTTATTTAGTGAATTCCGGCGCCGCCGCAACGGTGACTGTGTATGGTTACAACTACGCTTTCGGTCGCTGGTCTGTCCTTCAATTGCCTGTTGGCTTTAGCACGCAACAGACCGAAGACGACGGCGATGCAGAAGCAGGAGAAGTTGTGCAAGCAGCGTCCACAGCAGAAAGCAGCTTTGTTGATGCACAGTTTTCAGCTGTCGCGGCTGCAAAGACACACATTATACCAATAGCAGGGATAGATAAAGTATATTTTGTCTCCTCCGCCGCCAACGAAGGCAACCTCGGCATTGGCGCTGCAATATCCACCTTCTAATACCACCTTATTTTTTTTACTTTCCTTTTAGAAGTCCTATAACTATTTATTTAGAGACAATTCCATTTGTTTTGTGCACAAATTAAAAGTTAGGAGTTAAAATAATATGTCTAATCTACTCGAAAGAGCCATCATTGATGCTAAGGCGTTAAAAGACGCCGCATTAAAAAATGCAGAACAGCTCGTTATCGAAAAGTACTCTCATGAAGTAAGAGAGGCAGTCAATCGTCTTATAGAAGAGGATATATTAGAAGAGCAGGAGGATCCTGCCTTAGATATGGGAATGGATATGGGCCTTGGAGGTATGGAAGATGTTGCTCCTGCTCCTGACATGAACAATCAAGAGGGCGATCCAGAACAGTCGGGCCTCGATTCAGACTCTCTTTTGGCAGACTTTCCAGATGCATTTCTCGCTGATGAAGATGAAGTTATAAGAATTAAACTAGACTCCCTAGAAGCAGAATTTGAAGATGAAGAAGAAGATGGCCCATTTGCTGGGAAAGATAAGATGGGTGAAGATGAAATTGGCATAAGCATAGAAGATGAAGACGAAAATGAAGACGAAGAATTGGATTTTGAAGACCTAGAGGACGACGACGATGATGATGGTGATATAGAAATAGACATCACTCAAGATGTAGTATCTGAGGTCTTAGAAGAATTGGATATAGACGAAGAAGAAATTGATTTAGACGAACTAATGGAAAGAGTTAGGGTAGACTTTGAACCGCAAAAATCTGGCTGGGCAGGAACTCCAGAGTCAAAGATGCGTGAATATGAAGCAATGCTATTAGCAAAAGAGCAGGATAGCGACACCAAAGAAGAAAACGAAGAACTAAGAAAAGCAGTCGCAGCCCTACAAAAAGAAAACAAGACTCTAAGCTCTGCGGCAAGCAAGCTGCAGGAGCAAAACAATAATTATGAAACAACATTTGAAGCTTTGCAGGAAAAGTTAGAGACCATGAATGTATCTAACGCAAAGTTGTTGTATATTAATCAGGCTCTAGAAAATGCCTCCTTGAATGAGCGACAAAAAAGAAAAATTGTCGAAGCCATTTCAAAAGCCGAAACAGTACAAGAAGCAAAGATTATGTTTGAAACATTAAACGATACTGTTGCTACTACTTCAGACGTGAAGAAGGATTCAACATTAAGTGAGATGGTATCAAGAAAATCTTCACTACTTGTCGCGGCTCGTAATGAGCAACCAAAAAAGGATGCTAACCCCTTATTCAATAGAATGCAGATGTTAGCAGGTATAAAGGCAAATAAATCTTAAAGAAAAGGAGGTGATTTTATAATGTCTGTTTTACAAAGACTTACAGAAGGCGTGCAGTCGCGCGATCTACGTGCCGAAGGCGCAGCTCTTCTAGACAAGTGGGAAGCCACAGGGCTTCTTGAAGGTCTCGATAACGAGAACCAAAGACAGGGAATGGCCGTCCTGTTGGAAAACCAGGCCAAGGAACTTCTTCGTGAAGCTTCTTCTATGGCTGCAGGCGACGTCGAAGGATTCGCTGCAGTTGCTTTCCCAATCGTTCGCCGTGTATTCGGTGGATTGATTGCAAATGATCTCATTAGCGTTCAGCCAATGAGCCTTCCAAGTGGATTGATTTTCTTCTTGGACTTCACCCACAGCAGTGATCGCTTCGGACAGCAGGGACAGTCGCTTTATGGCGGTGGTGTTGTTGGTCGTGGCATCGTTGACGGTGTTGATGATATTGAGGAAACCGGTTTCTACGGCTTAACTTCTGGTTATGCCCAGGCAACTGGCTCTATCCTTGCAGCAAATGGTGGTATTACTGGAGCATCGGTTACAGTGGCAAACGCAGCAAACAACACTGCTATGGATTACGACCCAGACTTAGGGTCTTTACCATTGGTTACGCTTGCTCTTGGCAGTACTGCATTTACAGATGACGCAGCTAGAGGATTGATCGACCCAGGTTTAGTCCGAGCGATCTCTATTGAGTCGCAGAACCATAACGAAGGTGGCACTGACCTCAACTTGGACGCTGATGGTGATGAGAATGATCAGGATGGAGAAAGCCAGATACTGGTTGATCCTGTTAACGGAGACCTTCTCCTATGCCAGCGCGCTAGTGGCGCCGCCACCCTTTTTGGTAGCCGCGCTCTGAGTGATGACGGTGACTGTGCGGTAGCTCGTCTCAAGCCTGTCCGTCGTTTGACAAAGGTAACCACCCAGACAAACGCATCCGGTTTGAAAGAAGTAGCAACAGTTGCGCAGCTCGTATTTGAGTTGGTATCTGTTACGGATGTTGCAGTAGGTGCATGCCAGGCCGCAACCGGAATTCCATTCGCTAACGCCGCGGCCTGCCGCGCAGCAGAGCAGGCAGTTGCAGTAGGTGCAAAGGGTTCGAACGACACCCGCGCGCCAGGTGATGACGATATGGCCGACCATATCGCGAGAGCTCTTGGAGGTTCTGATATACAAATTCAGGTTCCAATCCGCGATACGTTAGTTTCTTCGCAGAATGCTCTCGGCGCAATTGCCGGTGCAGCCCCATGGGGACTTGAAGAGCCAACGCCTGCAGGAGCCGCTGACGGAGACCCCAAGGCTTCCGGTGGTGGAACCACGCAGGCTATAGCAGAGATCGATATCAAGGTTGATTCGGTAGCTGTTACAGCACAGACCAAGAAGTTGAAGGCCAAGTGGTCTCCAGAACTTGGTCAGGACCTTAACGCTTACCATAACCTCGATGCAGAGGTTGAGTTGACTGGTATTCTCTCTGAGCAGATTGCTCTTGAGATTGACCGTGAAATTCTCGGTGAGCTTGTTGATGGAGCAAAGGCCGGTACTCGTTACTGGAGCCGTGCACCAGGATTGTTCGTTAACTCGGCAGGTGTTGAGCAGGGTGCTGCTTCTGCTGCACCAGACTTCACTGGTACGGTCAGTGAGTGGTATGAAACCCTCATTGAAACCATCAATGACGTTTCGGCTCAGATTCACAGAAAGACGCTCCGCGGCGGTGCAAACTTTGTTGTTTGTTCCCCTGAGGTTGCTAACATCTTGGAGTTCACCAGTGGTTTCCGCGCAAGCGTGACTGCTGACCAGGACCGCGGTACCATCGGTGCTGTTAGAGCTGGTAGCTTGAGTAAGAAGTTCGACGTTTACGTTGATCCTTACTTCTTGCGTAATGTGTTGCTTGTTGGTCGTAAGGGTAGCTCGTTCCTTGAGAGCGGGTTTGTATATGCCCCATATGTACCACTGCAGGTCACACCAACCATCTTCGGTACGGAAGACTTCGTGCCACGTAAGGGTGTCATGACCCGATACGCCAAGAAGATGGTGAGACCAGATATGTATGGTCTTGTTATTGTCCGCGGACTTCTCGGTGAGAGTGGCGGCCCAGCGTAACTAATCTAATATAGGTTAGAATAGAAGCCCCATCATTAATTTGGTGGGGCTTTTCTTTTTCTATTGAAAGAACAACATACTATTTATATTGTAAAGCCTTTGAAGGAGGATCTGTTAAATGGGCAAGAAAAGAAGAATAATCAATAGAATCCACAAATTTGGTAAAAAGTACTTTGCTTTTTTGGATGGACTAGACGGTACACGAGACTCGCAACTTTTGAGCTCTAAACTTGATACTATGATAAGTGAAATTAAGGTTTCCGATAGAGGAAACCAAACAATGTCACTTCAGTTTGAAGGCTTCGGCCCGGGCGCCTCGGCCCAAGCAGTAGGTCTTGAGAAGGATAGAGTTATGTATAGTATTGATGGGGTGGAAGTCAACGCAAACGGTATCCAAACGTTTGCCGCAAAAAAAGGCGTAAGTGAAAACACCAGAGACAACCTTGCCACAACGGCTGCCGCACCAGCTAGATCCGGCGCGGGCGCCTCAGATGTTATCCTCACACCTGGTGAGCACACCATTACTGCTCATATCCTTGGTGAAGGAGCAGTTGCAGCATCTGTAGAGATTGAATTCACAGGAGACCCAGGTCTGAACAACAGTATAACTTTAATTTCTCATGATGGAACTTCTAAAACCTATAGCGCTAAGACCTCAGCCAACGCTGCAGGCAGAACATTTGACCACAACAATGGAAACGAAACTGCAGCGTCGACACTCAAAGATGCGATTGAAAACGCCGCAGGCCATGATGCCTTATTTACAGTCGTTCGCGATGGTGCAAAGCTAACCATAACAAACGCAACTGTTGGCGCAGCTGGAAATAGAGATATTGTGAGCACCCTTAATAATGTAACAATTTCTAATGGCGGAAAGATTGCTGGCGGATTTGATGCGGATGACACAAAGAGTAAAACACTATCAAAGAAATTTACTGTCCTTGCTGCTAGGCCATTAGACGGAACTGATCTGGCTACAGCTGTCACAGTTGATAACGCCAACGGCCAGCTTGATATTGATCTTTCACACATGCTAGGCACCGACGCTAGCGGCTCCGGAAAGCGCCCAGGCGAAGAAGACGTTTACGATCCTCGAACAGGACACAAAGATGGATTCAAGCTTGTTGTTACAAATAAAGACACCGGTGCAGACATGCCTGTCAAGAACCTCGGAGACGGTGTTGGTTTGGCTAAAGACGCCCGCGCCCGCGCGAATAGCATTACAGATTTGTTAACCACTGCTATGGCTGCAGGAACTACAACCAACGTTTTGGTTTCGTTCTCAGCTTTGTCTTCTGCAGATGCAGTATTGCAAACAATTAGCGTTGAGAAACAAATAGTACGGCCAGGGGAATAAGAAAGGATAGACCCTATGGGTAAAAAAAAGAAAGCTCTTTTAACATATAAAAGATTAGGAAAATTAACAAAAAAGCTAGAAAAAAAGTTTTCTGGCTTAATTCAAGCTAATCTTCATTGGCTTAAGCCAAGAACAGAAGAGTCAGAAACAATAAAAGAAACAGTTGAAGAAGAAGTTGCCAAGGTGGAGGAGCCTATTATAGAGTCCAAACCTGTAGAGCAAGAAAAGCCAAAACCTAAGACTACTCGTAAGACAACGCCTAGGAAAAAGGCTACAACAAAGAAAGCAACAACTACAACTAAAAAGCCCGCGACAACAAAGAAAACTACCACTACGACGCGCAAAAGGCGAACCACCAAAACAAAAACTGCAGACTAGGTTATTTGTTGGCCACACAAACTAGTTATATTGACAAGCTTTAACTAGCAAGGGGGTCATGAATGTCTTTACCAACCTTAACACCAACTTCTACGACGTCTGCAATTGTTCTGCCAGCGGCAGGCACTAATGGCAATGTAAACGCCGCAGTACCATATAAAATATATTCTGATGAAAGCTCAAGCATGTACTCTTCAGAGTTTATTAACGGGGCAGTTGATCAAGTATCATATGTATTTAAAAAACTAGGGGGTGACGTTCTTGATATAGAACTGACAGAAGGGAACGTTTATGCTGCCTATGAAGAAGCTGTATTAGAGTACTCTTATCTTGTTAATATACATCAAGCGACAAATGTTTTATCTGATGCCTTAGGTAACACAACCGGATCTTTTGATTCAAAAGGAAACTTGGAGCCAGGTCTTCTTTCCGGTTCGTTGGGTGGTACACACGTTGCTTTGAAATATCCAAAGTTTGACTATAGTATGACCCGCCGCGTTGGCGAGGGTATTGGAGCAGAGATTGGCTTAAATAGTTCACAACAATATTCAGCCTCCTTTGAAGTTCAGCCTGCAGTTCAAGACTATGATTTACAAAATATAA